TAAAAATATCTTTCATCAATGCGGGGTCGATCACGATTCCCGAGGGAGATTGGGATGATTATGACCTGACAGACGGGTTTATAATCATTAAAAAGGGCGAAGCGTGGATTGCCATGTATAACGCTAAAGAGGTTTTTTCGCTGGTGCTGGAAAAGTAGACTGATTGAGAGGGGGTGAAAGTATGGGAAGAAGAGCATCGTTTGTAGCAAGGTCAATTACAAGAATGCAGAGGGCGCAGAGGAAACAAAGGAAGGCACCTGCATCCAATGCAGCCAAAGGCTCAGGAAGTAAGGACGAGTCTTAATGGCAACAAATCTTTATGATCCGATTAAAACAATGGCTAAAGTGACGGACTCTGTGATAGTCGGATTTTCAACCGGCAAAGAGAGCATCGTTACTTTAGACCTTTGTTTTAAGTTTTTCAAAAAGGTACAGCCGTATTTTTTATACTCCGTGCCGAATGTTTCTTTTCAGGAAAAGACCTTGAATTGGTATGAAAACAAGTACCAAACGGAAATAATACGAATACCCGGAACGAACGTCAGTGAATTTTTTCATTACGGTTCATTCAGAAACGGGGATCCGACATTCCCGATAGTTTCCATAGGGGATATTCATCACTATGTAAGGCTGAAATATGATATATGGTGGATTGCGTGCGGCGAGAGAATGGACGATTCCATACAAAGACGGGCGATGATAAAAAACCAATCGACCATATACGAAAAAGGCGGAAGATTCTATCCCGTGGCAAGCTGGAAAAAGCAGGAAATATACGACTATATCAAACATGAAAAGCTTTATCTCGGGGTGGATTCAAAGAAACTGGGGCATTCAATAAGAATGCTGCATCCTGACGGATTGAAATTTCTGAAAGAGAATTATCCCGATGATTTAAGAAAACTCTTGCACATTTACCCGTTTGCAGGCGCGTCCCTTAAAAGAGAGGAAATGTTGAATGAAAAGCAAGTATCAGGCGTATGAGACCGAAACCATAAACCGCAGCGAGATAAAAAACGCTCCCTACAATCCCCGCATAATGGACGAAAAGGCGAAAAAGCGGCTGAAACAGAATATCGCAAAACATGGGCTTGTAGCGGCGCTGACATGGAACAGGCGCACGGGAAATCTTGTGGGGGGGGCATCAGCGGCTTGAACAGCTCGACAGCCTGGAAAAGTCGAAAGATTATGAACTCACGGTCTGCGTTGTGGACGTTGATGAGCGTGAAGAAGCGGCTCTGAATGTGCAGCTTAACAACCCGTCGATGCAGGGTGAATGGGATTTTGACAAACTCGCCATGATGTCAGAAGACTTTGACCTTGACTTAAAAGATGATATGGGCTTTACCGAAACCGATATTGATTTTATGTTTGAGGGTGACGACAGATTTTCACAGCTCTTTGACACCAAAGAGGGCGAAAACATGCGCGGCGATCTTGAAGCGGTAAAGGCGGCACGAAAACAGTCCGCCGAAAAACTGAAAGAACGAAACGGCATAAACTGGTTTACGGTGATAGTTTTCGAAAACGAAAAAGACCGAGACTCCTTTATGAAAGAAATCTCGATCCCCAAATATGAAACCTATGTAACAGAAGAACAAGTACGGCGAATTGCTAGAAAAGAATAGGTTCCCAGTATTTTTTGAAAAGGGCGTCATCTTCTTCGTCGTTTGCGGGTTTTGGCAAGTAGACTATATCATGGTCACACTCCCATAAAGCTAATTTTCCTTTGACGTAAAACGGCTCAATACAGCGTGGGTTTTCAAGAATCCAGGCATAATCCCCTTTTTCAAATGTTGTCTTTATAGCAGGCTTTAAGTGTCTGGCTGTAAACGGCACTATATCGGCAAGAGTGACAACTCCGAGGGCGTGAGACGGTATTAAGCCATGCATTTTTTTAGCGGTCGAACAAATGAGAATGTCGCCCCTGTAAGATGTTGTCCATGTGCGACACTCTACAGTTTTATGACCTGTCACAATGGTCATTGCAAAAGATGGGTGTACTGATAGTGCTTTCAAAAAAATCAACTCCGTTTTTTATTTATTATAGCGCGGTGTAATGCAATTGTCAAGCCGCCGCATATTTCAGCGGCGGGCGGCATGAATTGTGAAGCAGGTGTATTATTTGCGAATATCCATCTCCCTCATGCGTATACACTCGGCAACAAGGCGGTCAACGTTTTCCGGGGTAGCCTCCAGCATATAATCAAAATCAATTTTAGGGTATGCGCCGCCGTTTGGCGCCGGTATGTGGCGCTCTTGTATGTTGTATGCTCCGCTGCAATTGCCTTTGTTATCCGTGTAGTAGGTTCTTACGCCAATGTGAGTAAGTAAAAAGCGGTCGATATAGCCGAACTTTACCCATTGATTGGCAAGGTCATTTTTGCATTTGCGATCGTGTTCGCAAAGTGTTATTTCAACGATGAAATTGTCTCCCACATGAAAACAGCGGCGGCAATTCATTCCGTTGACATCTTTCCATCCGTGCTCTGTGACCTTTGTGACGAATTTGAGATAGTTGTTGATCTGTGCCATAATATCCATCCTTTCTGCCCGGTACAAAGCCCCGGGCGCGGCGTGTATGTTGTGTATGTGGGTTTATGCTATGCCTATGACGGTCTCTTCACTGTGTACCGGCTGCATATTAAAGGGGCGGCAGAACTCTTTAAGCTCTGTGAAAACATTGGCGATATATTCGTTGTTGCTCTCGATAAGATCGTTGACGGTCTGAAGCTCTGAAAGTAGCTGCATTTTACGCTCTTCAAGCTGTCTGTTTTCAGCGCGTGCCGTTTCAATATCATCAAGCTCCGAATCGATACAAGCCTGTATCGCCTTTTCGCGCTCTCTGTTGCGGCGGTCAAAATCGGCGATATCGAAACATTTTGACTTTGAAAAGTACGGCGCTGCAAATACCATTTCCGTTTCCATATCGAAAGCAAGCGCATTTGTTACCGTGCGGTAGTTGTCAAGCAGCTTATGCTCCGCTCCGCCGTTGGTGTGTGCCTCAACGTTAAGCACGATAATATCTTGTGTGTCGCCTGTGTAGTTGGTTGTAATGCGTGTGTAAACTGCGAATCGTTTCTTTGCCATAAAATCAAATCCTTTCTGCTTACTGTTGATAGTGTTTGCAACGGTTCCCCCTTACACTTAATATAATACACTAAAATCAGTGAATAGTCAAGAGAAAATAAGACAAAAAGCATACAAATATATTCATTGATTTTAGTGTATAATATACAAAAAGAAAACCTTGCCAAATCGGCAAGGCAAAAAGAAAAAGCAAAACAATATCATTCAGAATCGTCCGAACGAACGAACGAAAGAATATCTCCCGGCTGACAATCCAGAGCATCACAAAGGCGGTCAAGAGTTTCGAGAGTTATGCTTTTGCCGTGAGTGATAGATGTCCATGACGCCTGGCTGATAATATTGTCTTTCCGTATTTTATAGGTGGTCAATCCTTTTTCTTTCATGAGCGGGAAAAGTTTGTCGTAAACTATCATCAATATCATTCCTTTCAAGGCGGATATGGTTATATAATCATTATAGCACGGATATGCACGAAAATCAATACACAAAATCAAAATTCGGCACAATCACGGACAAAGAGGTGAAAACATGAGCGAAAAAACAAAGAAAGATGGCAGAGGAGCGAGAGGAAAATATCAGAAGTGGCTTGAACCCGAAAACCTGATACTTATTCAAGGCTGGCGGCGGGATGGTCTTTCGGATAAACAAGTCGCTCGCAATATTGGCATAAATCAAGCCACTTTGTATGATTGGCTGAAAAAATACGACAAATTTGCCGAGGCTTATAAAAAAGGAACGGAAACTTCGACATATGAAGTTGAAAATGCTCTTTACAAAGCAGCATGCGGATATGACACGACAGAGGCTGAAACAATACTGACAACATCTCCCGACGGGCTTGAAACAAAACAGGTGCGAAAGAAACTGCGGCATATACCGCCGAATGTGGGCGCTATATGCTTTATCCTTAAAAACAGACGTCCCGAAAAGTGGCAAGATAGAAGAGATGTCAAGCTCGATGCCGCCGCATTCAAGGAAATACCGAAACTGTATGAAGCGCTAGGAGCTGTTGAAGAAAATGACGTTCAAAGTACTGAGCCCGAAACAGGCGAAAATATTTAAATGGGCGTATAACACGGACTATAAAGCGATAATATGTGACGGTGCCGTGCGTTCGGGAAAAACTATCTGCATGATAACGTCTTATATTTTGTGGGCGATGAGAGCTTTTAAAGGTGCGAATTTTGGCATCTGCGGGAAAACGGTAGCAAGCGCCGAAAGAAACATTGTGAAACCATTACAAGAAATAGCCGATATTACGCATTATTTCAGCGTACAATACCGCTCGGGCGAACACGTTCTTATAATCGGTACAGACACATACAGCAATTATTTTTATGTGTTCGGAGGAAAAGATCAATCGTCTTATCAGCTGTTGCAGGGTATTACACTTTCAGGGATATTCTTTGACGAAGTGGCACTGATGCCCGAGAACTTTGTTCAACAGGGTCTGGCAAGGTGTTTAAGTGTCGGAGAGTCAAAATACTGGTTCAACTGCAATCCCGAAAGTCCCGCGCATTGGTTTTATCAGCAGTGGATATTGGAAGCCGAAAAACAGAACGCTTTGCACATACATATGTTGATGTCGGACAATCCGATACTGACCGAAAAAGAGCTGCACGAAGCAGAAGTGCGGTTTTCGGGGGTATTCTATGACAGATATATTCTTGGTCTCTGGTGCCTTGCGGAGGGGCTGATCTATCCCGAATACGAAAGGGCGATAGAAAAGCCGCCCGCCGATGCGAAGTATGATAAATATGAGTTATCTATTGACTATGGCACACTGAACGCCTTTGCAGCGCTTATGTGGGGACGTTATAAAGGTGTATGGTATGCGTTTGACGGCTATTATCACAGCGGCAGAGAGACGGGAAAACAGCTGACAGATGAGGAATACGGGAACGAAATAGACAAGCGTTTCGGCAAATATACGGACGATTATGACAAAATGACAGTATATATTGACCCGTCTGCGGCAAGCTTTATAACGCTTATGCGGCGCAAAAGGCGGTATCATATCAAAGCTGCCGATAATGCGGTGCTGGACGGCATAAGAGAGACGGCAACGGCGATACATAATGATTTGATAAAAATATCGCCCGAATTAGGCTGGATGCGCAAAGAGTTTGAGGGCTATGTGTGGGATGATAACAGCAATGATGACAGACCCGTGAAAGAGGCAGACCATGGAATGGACAGCCTACGCTATAAAGTAAAGACGTCAAAAATAGCTGTGCCGAAAACGGATTTGTATTGAGGGTGAAAACATGAAGTTTATTCCGAAAGATGATTTAATAATGCTGCTGAATTCATTTGTAAATGAAGATTATTCTGTTGATGATATAATTGGGATTTTTGACAGGTTTGGTGATAACTGGTTTGTAATGGATGGTGATTTACAGTGTACAAACGAAAATCAGGATAGAAAACGGTACATTAACAACATAAAACGAAAGATAAGCGAAGAAGAGTTCGCGAGGGAAATCAGATGAATATAATCAAAAAAGCCGAAAATGATGATCATTACCAAACGATGATGATAGGTCTGATATTTTTAGGGCTTGTCATATGTACGGTGGTTGGATTTGCGCTTGGATATGTGTACGGGAAACGTGCTGAAACGGTGACCGAAACGAAAGAAACGTTTACAAAAGTGGCAAGTAAAGTGTATCGGCACGAACAAACGGGAGTTTATTATATCGCGACAAATAACGGCGGTGTGTGCGTTATGGTGAATGCGGACGGCACGCCTTACACGGGCGGCAAAGAGGTGAGAACGTGAAAACTTATCAGGATTTGGAAAAATGCGGGGACAGTGATTATCTGCTGTGTGATTTTGTGCAGAGTGTTATATCTGACCATCAATCGAGCGACAGATACAAAATCGGAACGGCGGCGGGACAGTTTTACCGCCACTGTGACCCCGATTTACAGGCGTTGAAACGCCTTATATATGACAACAGCGGCAACGTTTTTGAAGATAAATACAGCGCCGATTACCGCATAGAAAGCAATTATTTTTATATGCTGATAACGCAGACCGTCATGTATTTGCTGGGGAACGGCATATCTTTTGATAATGAAAAAGTCAAAAAACAGATGGGCGGCACGGGTGATTTTGATTTTGCGGTACAGCAGACGGCGTTATATGCCGCTTGCGACGGTGAAGCATACGGATATATTGACCCCGTGGATGGCGTTCTGCCGCTGTGCTATGCTTGCAGACTTAACGGAAATGAACCGACATTTGCGCCCCTATATGACGAAAAAAGCGGTGAAATAAAAGGCGGTGTTAGATATTGGCGGCTTGCCGATGAATATCCTTTACAAGCTGTATTATACCGCGAGTCCGATTACATAAGGTTTTCCGAAAATGACGAAAAGACCCTTGAAATGCAGGAAGAACCGCACAGATACGGCGAACGGGATGTTTCGAACGATGTCGAGGGGGTTTACAGCAGCGAAAAAACGGGTCTGAAAAATTTCCCTATCGTTAAAATGCCGTATATCAACAATCAATCCGCTATTGTCGGGAACAGAACGCTGTTGTTTGCTTATGATGTGGTTTTCAGCGGCATGGTCAATAAAATTGACATGAATCTATTGTATTGGATTTTGAAAAATGCCGACGGCATGAGTAAGAAAGATGATGTGCAATTTGTTCTGAATCTGATAAGAACCAGAGTGATGCATTTACATGATGATATGGATGCACAGGTACAGGAAGTAAGCAGCAACACCGAAGCATACCGTGAGGTGCTTGCAGAGCTGCGAAAACAGCTGTTCTTGAATTTTATGTGCATTGACACGGAGAATGTGTCCGCGGGAAACGTTACGGCGACACAAATCAAAACAGCTTATCAGAACATGGATTTGCAGGCGAACGCATTGGAGCACTGTGTTTCGGAATTTATCAAAGGTGTGCTTAAAGTTCACGGACGTGACCCGAATGAACCGTTCCATTTTACGCGCGACAAAGCGATAAACGAATCCGAAAGAATAAACAATTCCATTGCGGGAAGTAAGTATCTGGGAGAAGATATGACAACACGCCTGATAGCCGAATCTCTCGGATTGATTGATGAAGTTCCGAAAATACAGGCGGCGAAAGAACAGCAGGAGCAGGCTTTGTTCGGTGGCGGTGATGATATTGTAAACCGTATTGCCGATATGGTCTACAAGCGGCTGAAAGGTGAAACGGCGCAGGGAACGGAGGATGATCGGGATGATGACAGCACAGGAAATGAAGAAACTGTCTGACGAGGCAAGAGAGAAAATAACGGCGGACAAAACAGAAAAAATATATCAGAAAGTTGAGGAAACGCTCAAAGGTCATCCCGAACTGGGGTATCGGATAAGCTGGTGATGCAATGCCGCAGATAAAAGTGAATGAATATAAACTATATAAACACAATGTCAAAAGCGTTGAAAACATAACACCGGAAGAAATTGAGTCTCTGATAACCAATACATTGAACAAAATAACAATGTCACGCAATATAGAATTTATACTGCATATCTGCGGCGAACATTGGGCGATAACAAAGAATGATTTTCTTCAATTGGGAAAAGAATTCGGAATCGACGAAACAAGCGAATTGACGGTAAAAGAGGTTGAAATGCTTATGCTGATATTCTGGCTGAAAAACAAATCGGCATTTTCAAGAAGGTGATGCAATGCCGCAGATGCAGATAATACCCCGTCAGCCGTCGGAAATCGACTATATCCATGAATACACCGACACCGAACTTGAAGCACTCACAAAGGAGCTGCAAGAGATATACAAGCAGGCATATGAAGAAATAAAAAAGAAAGCCGACGAATATCTTGAACAGTACCGCGAAGCTGATGAGGAAATGCGGCTGCAATACGAATCGGGGGAAATCACAAAGAAAGACTGGGAGAACTGGCGGCGGTCACACATGATGACGGGTCGCCGCTGGTACACACTGGCTGACAGTCTGGCAACAGATATGACAAACGCCGATTTAATAGCGGCAAGTATTATAAACGGTCATCTGCCGCAGGTGTACGCACTCGGATATAACTACAGCATATATCAGACCGAAAAAGAAACATTGTTTGAAATTTCCGATACACTCTACAGCCGCAGAGCTGTTGAAAGGGCGATAAGAAATCACTCGGTCAATGTGAGAACTGTTGCGGTTGATGTCGGTAAAAGTTATCGGTGGAATCAGCAGCACGTTACAAGCGCTACTGTACAGGGAATATTGCAGGGAGAGGATCCCCGTCAGATAGCCGCACGCATAGCACGGACTACTGAAATGGACTACAATTCAGCGCTCCGAAACGCACGCACAGCCTTTACAAGCGCCGAAAACGGCGGGAGATATGAGGCATACAAAGACAGTGAAGCGGCGGGATTTAAAGTCTACAAGACATGGATAGCCACTCTTGATGGGCGCACAAGACCGACTCACCGACAGCTTGACAGAGAAACAGTCGAAGGAGCCGACACTTTGTTTGCTAACGATTGCAGATATCCGGGAGACCCCGATTGCGGGGACGGGTCGGAACTGTACAATTGCCGCTGTTCGCTGATCCGGCAAGTTGTAAAAATGGATCTGAGCGTAAAGGCACCGCTTAACGGAAAGCTCGGTGACATGGAATATGATGAGTGGAAAAATGCCAAAGGTGATGAAGCATTTTTTAAGCGTGAAACAAATCGAAAGAGTGACAAAGAACAATATGAAAAGTATACGGGTTTAAAAGTTGACGGTGTGCCGGGAACATTCAAGGAGTTTCAGGACATTAAATACGAATCCCCCGCAGAATGGAAAAAGATAAAATCGGATGCTTTAAGCAAGCAGGCAAAAAAGAGAAAAGAGGCGAAAGACAATGGCAAATCTGCAAATAACGGTAAATGACAACACCGGCGCGGTATTGCAGGCACTTAATGAGAAAAAGCAATTGTTTCTCGAACAAGCGGGACAGCAAGCCGAATCCAACGCTGTGCTGAATATAACCAATATAGGGCGCGTGGACACGGGAGCTTACCGCAACAGCATGACTCATACGGTCAGCGGCGACAAAGCGGTGATAGGAAGCGCACTTTCGTATGCTGTCTGGAATGAGGTCGGGACAGGTACTTTCGCAAGTGACGGAAACGGGCGGCGCGGCTGGTGGGTCTATGTCAGGGATGAAAACGGGAGTTCATCAAGCAGCCCATCGTCACAGCCTGTAAGAACACGGGAAGAAGCACTGAAAGTAATGCATTATCTGCGGTCAAAAGGTCTTGATGCGCATATCACGAACGGCATAAAACCGACTCACGCGCTGCGGGATGCGATATCAGGGCATGAGGATGAATACAAGGCTATTCTGGAAATGGTAATGAGACAATAGAATTTATCTGTTGAAACAAGCGGAAATCTATTGACAAATCCGATATAAAGGTGTATAATATGGATAAGAACAATTGTACTCAAAAAAAGAAAATAAAATTATCTGTTGCCGATATTGAGCGCATAGAGGAACAGCTTAATAAGGGTCTGCGAGTAGAAGTGTATCCCGTGAAAGCGGACGATATATCAATTGCGGCGCTCAACAGGACGAAAATCAAATAATTGCGGAATAATCAAAAAATTGAATATAACACTCAAATAATCGTTTTTGAGTGATAACGGTCGAGCGTGACTGTCTCTTATGAGATAGTCACGCTTTTTTTGTTTATATATACCCGAAGAGGGGCAAATGTCCCGAATCGGGCACCAAACAGGCACGATGCAAGGAACCGTCATTGTGCCGCATATCGAATCACGAAGAACCGTGACCGAAGCAAAGGAGATATTTAACATGGATGGAGTTACGCGAAAGCTCTTGAATTCACTCGGGATTGAACAGGAAAAACAGGACGCCATTATTGGAGCGCATATCGGACTGGTGAACACTCTGAAAGAGCAAATAATCAGTGCAGGCGATACGGCGGACGAGCTTGAACGGGTGAAAAAAGAACTCGGGAAAACAAAAGAAAGTCTCAAAGCTGCAAATGATAAAATTACCGCTTACGAAAAAGACGATTATGCAGGGAAATACAAATCGCTGAATGAGGAGTATGAAAAGTACAAGAGCGATATTGCGGCAAAGGAAACTGCCGCGAAAAGCAAGACAACGCTCAATGATTATCTTGTCAGCAAAGGGTATTCAGAGAGCGCGGCACGGCTTATAACGAATCGCTCGGACTATCATACCCGCATTGAGTACGACGACAAGGGGAAAGCAAAGAATCTCGGTGATATTCTCAAAGACATACAAGCCGAAAGGGACTTTGCGGCATTTACTCCGAAAGTGACCGAAACACGGCATATTCCCGAAACACCTCCCGCGAACACAGGAGAAAAAGCGTATAAGAGCCGCTCGGAAATAGAAAAAATGACAGATCCCGCAGAAAGACAAGCCGAAATTAAAAAGGCTATTCAGAACGGGTCTCCCGATTATACTTGACGAAAGGAGAATGAAAACATATGGCATCGGTAAATCTTACCACATCGGCTGACATAGATGTAAGGGCAAGGGAAATTGACTGGGTATCACAGTTTACCCGCAATTACGAGTCGTACACCGATATTATGAGAGTTATGCGCCCGATAAAGAGAGCGCCCGGAACGGTACTCACGCAGAAAATAGCGACTGTTGACCTTGAAAGCGGCACAGTCGGAGAGGGAAATGCAATACCTCGCTCTAAATCGAAAGTTATCGAAAAGGAATACGGCACAGCAACAATTGACAAGTACTCGAAAGAAACATCGATTGAAGCTATTAACGATAAGGGATATGCGGCAGCTGTACAGCTTACGGATGATGAGTTTGCATATGAGCTTTTTAGACGTGTTGAAACATCTTTTTACAACAGTCTGCTTAATGATGCAACACTCCGCAGCACGGAGGGAACATTCCAGATGGCGCTTGCACTGGCACTCGGAAGAGTTATTGACCGCATGAAAAAGCTGCACAAATCCAGCAATGCGATTATAGGCTATTGCAATACTCTTGACCTCTATGAGTATTACGGAGCGGCAAATATCACGGTACAGTCGGAAAACGGCGTACAGTATTTGAAAAACTTCATGGGATATGAAACACTTATCATCTCATCAGAAATACCGCACGGAACTGTAGTGGCGACACCTTCCGGAAATATCGTCAATGACTATGTAGACCCCTCACAGAGCGATTTTGCGAGAGCGGGACTTGTCTACACTACAGACGGCAGAACAAACCTCATCGGTTTCCACACGGAGGGCGAATACAATACCGCAACGTCGGTGGCTTATGCAATCATGGGTATTTATCTTTTCCCGGAATATCCAGATTGTGTAGCAGTTGTGACCATTGACGCAACAGCGAAGAATGCTGACCTGTCTGCACTGTCAATCGGAAATCTGAAGCTGTCGCCTATCTTTGACAGCAAGGTAACAAAGTACGAAGCGACCACAACCAACACCACCAACACCATTACGGCAACAGCGGCGGACAGCAATGCTACAGTTGTTATCAAGGTCGACGGAACTACCGTTACAAGCGGCAGCGTGGCAACATGGGCATCAGGAAAGAATAACGTTGTCATTACCGTGACAAATGACAGCACCGTAAAGACTTATAACATTACAGTCACAAAGGAATAATTACGAAAGGGGACGTTAAGCCGTGGATATAACCGATATTTGTGTTGAATGCAAGAACTATTTCCTCAAAAACGGCATAGCCGATATCCACAAAGGCACATACACGATATCGGGCGGCGGCATAACTCCCCTTGATTTTATAAAACAGGGACAGTATTTCCGTATTTCGGGCAGTGCGCTGAATGACAGAGTGATATGCAACACCCCCTATGATCTGGCGCTGCTTACGGATGAGACGTTTGACGGCGCAGTATGGGCTATGTGGGTACCGCCCGCATTTATTACGCTGGCGGCTGATATTGCTGTCTGGAAAACGGCGAACGAATCAGCGGACAGCGCCAATTTGTCACCGTTTACTAGCGAGTCTTTCGGTGGGTATTCGTATTCCAAAGGCGGCGGCAGTTCATCAACAGGCGGGGCGGCTACAGTGTGGCAAGATGTTTTCAGACCGCGCCTTAACATGTACAGGAGGATAAACGTCATATGACCCTGCTTGAAAAGAATTACGAAAAATTTGTGTATGTCAACAAAGCCAAAGTTCCCGACGGTGAGGGCGGCACGGCAATAAGCTACACGGACGGCGCAGAGTTTCAGGCAGCGGCGGTCTATGACAGCTCCATGCAGGCAAAAATAGCGGCGGCGCAGGGCGTGACGGCACTGTACACAATAACCACAACCAAAGATATAACTTTGGAATATCACGAACTTGTCAAACGAGTAAAAGACGGTAAAATATTTCGCATCACAACAGACGGCACCGACAACAAGACCCCCGACGGCGCGGGACTGAACATGAGACAGGTTTCGGCGGAGGAATACAAGATATGACGAAAGCGGCAGCATTGTATCAGTTCTTTTCGTCGTTTGGTCTTGAAGCGTGGGAAGAAAACAGCATTTACGATACAGACGAACAGATAACATATCCGTACATTACATATGAGCTGACGACAGACAGTTATAATGACGGACAGACTGTGCCGCTGTCTGCGTCGCTGTGGTACAGGTCGGCATCTCCGTCACTGGTCCCGATCAACGCGAAAACGGACGAAATATCACAGTCTGTCGGTAACGGGAAAACTCTTAAAGTTGACGGCGGCTATATCAGGATCGAAAAGGGTCATCCGTTTGCGCAGACCATGGGTCAGGATGCGGACGAACTTGTCAAACGTAAGTTATTGTCTTTTACAGTGAGATTTTTCACGGAATATTAAAGAAAGGAGATAAACAATGCCTAACATAAACATTAACGATTACAATGTTATCGGAGAGAACGAGTTTAAAAGTGTTCTTTACGATACGGCAATAGTTACAACATCGGAATTTAACCCCTCAAACCCCAGCTTTGAGAACGTGTCAGTTTTGTGCGCAACAACAGGAGATGTGACGATTTCATCTACATATGACATCAACAATCTTGCGGAAGATGTCAACAACATTCATGGAATGCCGATTGAGATGATGCAGCTTTCCAACAGACAGCATACATGTTCATTCACGGCTGTCGGAGTTACAGCCGAAACGGTCAAACTGGCGCTGGCGGCATCTACAACAGGCACAGACGGCGCAATTGTGCCGAAGTCGTACATCTCAACAACAGACTTTCCGTCCACGGCGCTGTGGATAATCGCTACACGGCTTGACGGCGGTATGTTTGTCGTGAAGTTTGAGCGGTATCTCAACACGAACGGATTCCAGCTAACAACCTCGAAAGCGGGAAAAGGTCAGCTAGCTATAACCTTACAGGGATATAACAGCATAGCTGATATGAACGCATCGCCTGTAACGTTCTACCCGATAGCAGGAACGTAAACAAAATCGAATAACGACAATTTAACAGCCGTGAATTCAACATCACGGCTGTTTTTGAAAGGATAACCATTATGAAAACTCTTGCAAATTGCAGCTCAATTGAATTTTTCTCGCAGACAAAAAAGATATCGGGAATACTCAAAGAGTACGTTGACGACATTTCAAAGCTCAGAAAAGCGGCTGACGACATAAACAGCGGCACCAATGTATTCAGCGTAATAGATTATATTTTCGGGGATAACATTGACAAGACAATGGAAGTGTGCGGCGCTTTATGCTTTAAAACAGGTAAGGAATTCGCAGCGCTCAGTCCCGAAAACGGAGATGATGACGGAATCGTTGCGATAAATGAAATAATCAGATCACAGAGGTGTATTAGTTTTTTTTCTACTTGCATAAATTTGAAAGCTATTGCAACGCAGCTTGGATTAATGCCGACCTCGAAAAAGTCAGAATCCTCGGAGCAGAATACTTCCTCGACCTGATACATTACCTGATAAAAGAGGATTTAAAAGACAAACAATATAAAATCTATATATCCGAAAGTCTGAAAAACATATCGACAATACTTCTGCGGCGGTTCGGAGATGATAAAACGGAAATACCGTCTTATCACGAACTGACAGAAAAAACCGATACAAAGACAGATGAAGAAGCCGAACAGGAAAACAAGGCTATTTATGAAAATGCGGTAAATCGTTTCAAAGAGGAATGTGAACGATTTCAGCGAAACAAAAAAACCAATGAAGAAAAGGCGGTGAGTGGGTAATGGATGTATTTGATTTGCAGGCGACTATAAGTCTGGACACGACACAGTTTGAACAGGAACTGGCGGCGGCAAGGCAGAGATTTGAAACGGCATTTGACAACATACAAACCCCGATATTGCCTGTTGTGGTTGATACACAATCAGCACAAAGCAGAATAGGAGACCTTAACAGCCAATTTGAGCAGTCACAGCAGAGAATACAGCAGCTCACCGAACAGTATAATATATCGGTAAACGCAACAGGCGCTATGTCGGAAGAATCGCTCAGACTGGCACAGCAGTTACAAACCGAACAGCAGAGGGCAGACGAACTGGCGGCAGAGGTGCAGAGGGTCACAGATGCGACACAGCACGCCGACGACACCACATCGGATTATACTGACAGGGTAAGAGAATCAGCATCGGAAAGCAAGAGCGCCGAAAGCAAGTATAAGTCCCTCGGCGAAAGCATGAAAGCATTTGCCGAAGAGGTAAAAAACGGCATAAAGGCTATGGCAACAGCTGTAACAGCGGCGGTAACTGCGGCTACTGCGGGAATAGCGGCGCTGACCAAAAGCTCTCTTGACGCTTATGCAGAGTATGAGCAGCTTGTAGGCGGTGTGGAAACTCTTTTCGGGACGGCGGCTGAGCAGGTACAAGCTTACGCAGATGCCGCATATCAGACGGCGGGAATATCTGCTAACGCTTATATGCAGCAGGCAACATCGTTTTCGGCATCTCTCATACAAGGTCTGAAAAACAGCTCATCGGATGCTGTGACATATACCGAAGAAGAAATAGAACAAATGTCGGAGGCACTTGACAAGTCTTACACCGACCAGAAAGCCGCCTATGATGACCAGTACAGCGACTACAAAGATTTACTCGACAACAAATACAAATCAGCGAAAGAGGAATATGACAAGGAATACGAAGCACTGAAAAAGGCACTTGACACTCAATATGCCGAGCAGAAAGATATCTATGACAAGCAGTATAACGGACTGAAAGAAAGTCTTGACAAGCAGTATGACAAAGTAAAAGACCGCTATGACAATGAATATGAAGCGGCAAAAAAGGCATATGAAGAACAGGAAGAATTTCTGTCAAAATCTCTTGAAAAACAGCAGGATGAACTTGAAAAGGCAAATGAAAAAGAGATTGATGCATATGAAAAAGTGACAGATGCAAAAATTGAACTGATAGACAACCTTTACAAGGAAAATCTTAAACTTGTTGACAAAGAGGAATATGACAGATTAAAAGCTATAGATGATGAAATAGCCGCTCTTGATGCCGAATCGGCGGCAGAGGAAAAGGCACAGAAAGAAAAGGAACAGGCACAGAAAAAAGCGGCATTGCAGCAGAAGATAACCGATGCACAGACCGCAGAGGACAGGGCGAAAGCGCAGGAAGAATATAACGCATATATCGCCGAACTGGAGCGGAAGCAGCGTGAACAAACCCGAAAAGACCGCAAAGAGGAATTAAAAGAACAGAAAGCACAGGTAAAAGAGGAAACCAAAGCCGAAAAAGAACGTCTTAAAGAGATATACACCGAAAATAAAAAGCAGGCAGAGGAAACAAAAAAAGAAAAAATCGCTCAGATGAAAGCTGACAACAAAGAGGAAGAAGAAGCACTCAAAGAGAACAACAAAGAGATCCTCAAAACGCTGAAAGAAAACAACAAAGAACAGCTTGAACTGACCAAAAAAGAAAATCAGAAAAAGCTTGAATTGTTGAAAAGTCAGCAAAAAGAACAGCTCTCATCATTCAAGGACTACACGGCAAAGGAACTCGCGGCGCTGAAATCGGCAAATTCAGACCAATTGTCGGAAGTAAAAAAACTCAATTCCGAAAAGCTTGACGCATTAAAAAAATACAACTCAGATGCACTTGCCGAAATGAAAAAGACAAATGCCGCTCAGCTTGCAGACCTCAAAGACACCATAAAACAGGAAAAAGCGCTGCTTAAAGAGGGATTCGGTGACCAGTCGGAATTCACGGGCGACATGGAAGAAATATACGCACAGGCGGCTGAGCTGACAGACCTTGCTATTCGGGATATGAGCGATAATGTCAACAAACTGGGAAGCGATATGAGCATGGTGCAAAATACATACACTGGTCTTGCACGAGGCAACTATATCATGCTTGATAATCTTATGTTGGGATATAAAGGCTCCAGACAAGGAATGGAAGAATTACTTGCAGAAGCTGAAAAGCTGTCAGGTGTACACTATGAAATAGATAATTTAGGCGATATGATACAAGCTATTCATGTCATACAAAATGAAATGGGTATCACCGGAACAACAGCAGATGAAGCGGCAACGACGATACAAGGGTCTGTTGGAATGTTAAGCGGCGCATGGCAGAATTTTGTTGTTGAAATCGCAAAGGATAACGGAGACGTTGACGGCGCATTACAGAAGCTGAAAGACAGTTTTGACACAGCGGCGGGTAATGTTCTGCCACGCATAAAGCAGATATTAGACGGTCTGGGGGCGGCGTTACAAGAGGGTCTGCCGATAATAGCAGAGGAGATCCCCGCGATACTCACGGAATATCTGCCGCAGTTCATAACAACAGGCGCTGAATTGCTGGCGGCAATGTCACAGGGAATAACCGACAATGTACCGACTATCATAAGCGCAGCCGAAAGTGTGATAGATTCACTGATAACGATTATTCCCGATATAATATCCAATCTGTGGAATGCTTTTACGGAAACAGCGCCGCAGCTGCTTGATATGGGTATGTCGGTTATCACAAAGATAGTTGACGGATTTGCGAACGGAGCGGGAACTTTTACCGCTGAAATCGTTAAACTGATAAATCAGCTGATAGAAACCATAGCAAGCAATGCGGGGACGATATTAAGCGGCGGACTGGATATTATCAAGGGTATAGCAAAGGGATTCGGAGACAATTTTTCCGAAATGCTGGCGGCTGTTGTTGAGCTGATTGAAGAATTGGGGATTTGGATAGCCGACAACATAGACGATGTTATTGACATGGGTCTGGATCTGTTAATGGCAATTGCTAAAGGAATTACGGACAACGTTTCAGAACTTGCAGAAGCGGCATTTAAAATAGCGGATAAACTTATTAACGAAACATTAACACATATTCCCGAAATACTTGACATGGCTTATGATATTATAATGGCTGTGGTTGACGGACTTTTAAAAAATGTTGATGAACTGATTCCCGCAGTTGTAAAGATGGTCGGGAAAATAGTTGATACAGTTACATTACATTTACCGGAAATACTTGAATCGGGAAATAAAATAATTGGAAAACTTGTTGCGGGGATCACAGAAAAAATCCCGACACTCGGACGAGAAGCTATAGATTTATTAACGTCAACGATAAACACTCTGGCGTTTGAGTTTGACTGGCTGCAAATCGGAAAAGATATCATTGACGGGATAGCCAAAGGCGTAGTTGACGGCGCTACAGCGATAAAAGATGCTGTTGACAAAGCGGGAGAACAGATTGTCAGTGATTTCAAGGATTTTTTTGGAATCGCCTCTCCGTCAAAACTTATGCGGGATGTTATCGGTAAGTTCATACCGCCCGGCATAGCGGAGGGAATTCTCGAAACGGCTGACTATGTAGACAGCGCAATCGAAAAAGTTGTACAGCAGGCGGCAAAACCTGTTGAGATAAAACCCGAAGTCAAAGCCGATATCGCCGAAGTTAAAGGATACGGTTCGGATGAATGGTATCACCCGCACAGAATGACCGAAACGCTGAAAGAAAAAATCGGCGGTGTTGCGATAAATCCCGCGAATGTCCGTGCAGCGGCGGACGAAACAAAAACGATAGTCAGCAACAGACCGACAGCGGCTTATTCCTCGGGAACTCCGTACACCGTGACCATAAACGTTAACGGCATTCAGTATCAGGATATAGAAGAACTGACAACGGCAATTTCCGAAACTATGGAACGTCAGACAAGAAGGGCGGCGGCATCTTATGGCATCTGAAACATGGGTATATACAGACCTTGATTTTTACCTTGACGGCATAAGCGCCGCCGCAAACGGAATACATTTGCAGGGCGAACCGATAATCTCGGCGGTTGAAGCCAACATTGAGACAGTGGACATTCCCGGGAGAAGCGGCGCTCTGCATATCGCTGACGGGACGTATAAAGACCGCACGATAACTTTCAGCTGTTATGCGGTAGGATATAATGAGAACAGGGACAACGGGTATTATGTCGGCGGTGACGGGGTTTACAGCACTGTGGCTTTGATAAATTCTTTTCTTTTTCCGACAAATCCGAGCAGTGGATATCTTGGATATCGGAAATTGAAAATCGGTTACAGTGATACATACTGGAGAGCGCTTATCCTCAACGGCGGGGAGATACAGGCACGATTGAAAACACTCGCGCCATTTGAAGTGGTATTTACAGTTGACCCGATCAGACGTTCGGTTGTTGGTGATTCGGAGGTGGGTATATGATCTATATCTATCCGCCGAAAAACAGTGAAGATGATACCGCATACGAACTGCCCGACTTGATAAAATGCGTATGTTCCGAAACCGCAAACAGCTCTTTTGAGATAGAGGGAAGTTACCCTGTCACGGGCGAAAATTACAGACAAATCACCGAGGGCGCTGTTATCTCGGGCGTTTGTGATATGCTCGGAAATGTCAAAAATTTCATGATAAAAGAAATAAGCAGACCGATAGGCGGCGTTATAACGTTCCATGCATACCATGAAATGTATGAAATACTGACAGGGATATGCAGGGGCAGTACAGCAGAATCAACGGGGACAACAGCGACTCAGATTTGTAATTATCTTTACACCGAAAGCGGACATTCACAGAATGTTCTCGGAGCGGCGACTTTTTCAACCGATATTTCAGATAGTGTTGAAAATACGTTTGAATACAAGAAACCGACAACTTTGAAACGTGTGCTTAACGATGCGGCGGCTCTGTTCGGCGGGATATGGGATTTCTATAACCGTGCCGCTGTGCTGAAAGCTCACAGGGGAACTGACAGAGGGTTTACCGCTCAATACGGGCTGAATCTCAAAGATTTTAACTCGGTACGGTCTTATGTTGACAGATACACTCACGTTTGTCCCTACTGGACGGGAAAAACAACTGTAAACGGGGTAATGACTGAAACGACTGTCTATCTGTCGGAGATGTATGTGCCTGTATACGGAGCGGCACAGGCGTATACCTTGCCTTATCTTTATGATTGTTCAAAGATTTTTATTATGCAGCCAACAGAAACGGAACTCAGAGCCGAGGCGCAGAATTTTATTCTTGACCCCGCAAATGCCGAAACTCTCGGGAAGAATTATACAAATATAACATTTGACTATGTAGCGCTGAAAAAGACAGCAGAGTATATCAATGACCCTAACAGGACAGCAGATGATGATATTGTCGCTATAGGCGATACCGTGACCGTGATAGATAAGAATAACACGGAATACCGCATGATAGTTACCTCGATTCGATATGATATGCTGCGGCAAAGATGCGAGTCTGTGACGGTGGGATTTCCCGAGCAGGCTGTATCAAGAACAAGGCGGCTGCTTCGGGCAGCTTCGGGGAACGGTGCGGCGGCTGTGACGGGAACTGTTCAGAACACGTCATACACGATAGCACGACTGATGCAGAAGCAGGAAACACCGGAAACAAGCGAAACAGAAGAAATTCCTGACAGAGTTGTGAAAGTGTCCGATAGTGAGGTTTATGAAATAATCGGAAACAAAAAAATAACTTGGCAAGCGGACGGAACAGGAAATGAACGTCACAATTTCCGCAGGACGATAGAGGTGATAACGGTATGATGAGTGCAGAAACGGCGGCATACATCATGATGTCGGGAGGCGGACAGACAAACAGGAACGCTGTTTTTCATGACATACTCGAAAACAAGCAAGTTATATACACGGGGGATATGACGGGCGGATATACCTGTGATATAGCTGTATGGAGTCCTCCGCTCGATGAGGAAAACGGATATCCGCAGATATATGAAGGCGGGTATTTCGGAACGTGGTTCTATTTAAGAAAATATGAAAATGCAGAGCAGAAAGAATATTTCGCTCAGTGGATGTCGCTCGTGCAATATAACAGTTACAGAGTTGCAATAGTTTATAAAAATAACACGCCTTTGTACGCGACAATCATGAGAAGTATTCCGGGAGTTGAAAAAGGTGATTTTGACAACGTCCCTGTGAACACTGCGACAGGATCAGATGAATTTGCAGTGCAAAGGTCGGGCAACTACAGTATTGACAATGTTTCTTTGACAACGTTTAATACATTTGAGCCTTGGTTTGATACATCGGGCACAACAAAGCGAGGCTTTGTTGGCGCTTTTAAAATAAATCTGGCATATCAAATCGAATATTCCTACGATAAATACAAGCTGATAGAAGAAAGCCAGTATAACTGGAAAGCGGTGAAAGACGGGAGCAGGATATCGCAGACATATTCCGAAACGATAAATTCAAGCTATGATAAATCGCTGATGCCGACATACTACGGAACATTTACGGATATGACTTACGGTCAACTTCATGACGCTCTGTTGGACATGGCTTATGCGATATCAGCCGCAAACGGGGTCAATGTCACACCGATAACAATAATATTGCCGGAGGCGGTGCAATGAATTTAACATCAAGGAAAACGATTGTTGTTGCGGGAGCGGGATTTGCGGGAGCTGCATTTTCAGCGATATTCGGCGAGTGGAGCAGTGACTTACAAGCGCTTATAGTGCTGATGTGTATTGACTTCATAACGGGTCTTATGGTGGCGGGGCTTTTTCAAAAATCTCCAAAGACGTTTTCGGGGGGGCTTTCGTCAAAGGAATGCGTCAAAGGCATAGCCAAAAAAACGGGCGAATTAATGCTTGTTGCCGCTGCTTATCAGTCGGAAATACTCTTATCCGAAAGTTACAGTATACCGATAAGGGCTTATGTTATATCGGCTCTATGCGCCGCGGAAATCATTTCAATAATGGAAAATGCGGGGGCAATGGATATTCTTCCCGAGTCGGTACAGAAAATATTCCGAAAAGTTATTGATGCGCTGAACAAAAAAAGCGGCGATGACGACAAAGAGGGGGAATGATAAATGGAGATTATCAGAAGTTGTTCAACCGTACACACGACGCTGAAAGCAGGGAGACAGATAGAATATATCGTTATCCACTATACAGCGGGAGTAACCTCACGGGGCGGCACAGCGGCAAACACGGCGGCATATTACAACACGACATCAACGCAGGTTTCATCCGATTTTATTGTGGACGATAAAACAGTTGTACAGTACAACCCCGATATTAAAAACCGCTATACATGGCACTGCGGCGGCACTTACTACGGAAACAAAGGCGGCACATTTTATCGGATTTGTTCAAATGTAAATTCTATAGGCGTTGAAATATGCTCCACGAACAGCACAGGAAAAATGACCAATCCAAACGATGCGTACTACAGCTTTACCGATGCAGCTGTTGCGAATGCCGTACTGCTGACAAGACAACTTATGCAGGAATACAACATTCCCGCAGAAAAAGTTATAAGACACTATGACGTCACGGGCAAGCTTTGTCCCGGGATAGTCGGTTGGAATGCCGAAAGTGGGAGCGAGAAAGAGTGGGAAAAATTTAAAAGCCGCTTGACGGGAAAAACTGAAAGCGGCGGCAAGCTGTATCGGGTGCAGGTGGGAGCGTTCGGAAACAGAGAAAACGCCGAAAAGTATCTGAAAACGGTACAAAAATATTTTCCCGATGCGTTTTTGAAAGAGGGTGACTGAATGGAGCCGATAACAAGAAAGGAAAAACTGCTAAAAGCTATTGCAGACGGAACGGGAATTGCAGGGCTTGACGAGCCTATAACCCGTGAAGAGCAATACCTTTACCAGATAGCGGCAGGCAGCGGTTCGGGCGGTACGGATAACTATAACGAGCTTTTAAATCTGCCACAGATAAACAACACGACTCTGACAGGAAACAAGACGTCTGCTGACTTGGGAATGTATACCGCTGATGATGTTGACGAGCTGCTTGACGACAAAGCTGATTTATCCGACGTATACACAAAAGCACAATCGGATGATACATTTATGTCAAAATCAGACTATGAAATCCGAACCGAGCCGACAGCGGCACAGATAACAGAGTCTATAAACACGATATGGGGTGATTGATATGGCAATTATTGATTCGGGTCTCGGGTGGAAGTGTGACAGTGATTATTATGTGTCCGATGCAGGAACTCTGATAACCTATCCAAACGGCACGCTCAGCAAAGTAAATGCGGGTGCGGCGATTGTCGGATATATCACAAATCAACTGGGTTGGTATTGTCTTAATATTATGTCGACCGACCCCGATTTTTGTGAGTTATCTGCGACGAACAACAGCTGCACAATTTTCAACAGTCGCAGCACCGTGGTTGTTGACGGTGTGCAGTGGTATTTCACGGCTATGTACAATAACGTGTCAAGTTATAATGCTGAGAGTTATATGGACGGTTACAGTTTCTACCTTGATGAAGATTCGTCTACTACAGATGAGCAGCGTGTCAGGGCACTGTTAACGGCGGCAAACGTGGAAATTGCGACAAAAATTCCGACAATCGATTATGTGCATAGCTTTGTTGAGGGAGTAGAAGTTGAAACGGCAACAAGGGTAAAGGCTAATGCCACAAATATCGTCACCGAGCAGCAGCGCACCACAACAAACACTGCAAACATAACCAAAAACACAAACGACATAGCAAAACTGGACGCAAATCTCACGGATATTATGTCATACATGGGTATATACGGAGATGATGTTCTCGGCTTGCAGGTGGACTATGCGAATTATATTTACAAGAGACTTGCGGCGGCTGAGGGACTTTCCGCGGGTTCGGACTTTGACAGATTCGATATGTACGGTGGTCGGCGCAGATGCAACGTTGACGACACGGGAACGATTCTCGCATGGTACGGAGATTCCGACTTCAAGGAGGACGGTTCAAACGGTCAGGTCATGGTGTATCAGCCGAAATTCTACTACTTTGTAATGCCGCTGGAAACCGAGCCTATCGGTGACAGTGCGGGCGGTCTGCATTTAAGAAAAGCGAATTATTATGTGTCCGCAAATCCGCACAGAAATTTCAAACTGCACCCTGCTTTTTATGACAGGAACGGGAATGAAGTCGATTATATTCTTTTGTCTGCTTACGAGGGAAGTCTGTATGATGTTTCGGAAATGGAGTATATTGACGATGATGCGCAGGTCGGAGATTTTACGGTTGAAACGGGAGACAAACTGTGCAGTATCGCAAATGTCAAGCCGTGTTCGGGAGCAAGTCAGAATCTCACAAGAGCCAATTCGGAGGTTATCGCGCAGAACAGGGGCGAAAACTGGTACAGTCTCACAATAAAAGCGGCGTCCGCCGAACAGCTTCTGATGATGATTGAATATGCGGCATTGAATATGCAGACAGCTATCGGCAAGGGCGTTGTCAACAAGGCAAGCGGCTTAGTTAATGAAG